CAACACCGCCGGCGACTCAGCGCTGCGCATAACATCGCGGTCGTCTCGCATCCAAATATTTCTCAATGGCGACTGGAACGGATCGACCATCAGTCTGCAGCTGAACGTCGCAGGCTCGTGGTATACGGTCAAAGAATACGACGAAAATTCTTATGACATAGTTGACGTCGTGGGGACCGTTGTCTACCGGTTCAGCACATCAGGCACCCCCAACATAATCTGCGATGTGTCGTTTGACCGCTCCGGCGGCGGACAGGTCGAGTAAACCAGTTTGGCCTCGTCGAGAGACGCCGCCCAGGCCCTGCCGTGAGGCACCGCCAACCACCGCCGGCACGTCGAGAGACGCCCGGCACCTATTCAAAGGAGGCGCCGCCCAAGGGCCGCGTATCTGATCTATGGCTACAAAGAACGACTGGGACGAGATAGAGGCGAAGTTCAGCGCTGGCATAAAAAGCGTTATGGCTATTGCCAAAGAGCACGGCATTACTGAGGGAGCAATCAGGAAGCGAGCCAAGCGCGACGGCTGGCAGAGAGACCTAAGCGGCAGCGTTCGTAGTGCGGTTAAGTCGAAGTTGGTACGAACTACAGGTACGGGCTCAGGCATTCGTACCGACTCCGACATTATTGATTCTGCATCGGATGAAATCACCCAGGTCGTCAGGGGTCATCGAACCCTTATTTCTAAGTGGCAGGGCATCTCCGCAAAGCTTGCCGTCACGCTTTCAGGCATGACCGTGGACGAGGAAAACCACAACGAGTTCGCCCGTTCGCTCAATTCTGGCGTTGACGCCCTCGGCAAGTGCATAAAGCTGGAGCGCCAGGCGTTCAACATGGATGAAGAAAGCCCGGATCACTCCCCCGAGCGAGTTTTGGCAGACGACGACCTGGACGCCCGTATTGCCGCACTAACTAAGCAGGCAGGGAATGGGCAGTGATAGCGCGGACGCCAAGCGGGCTCTTGTAAAGGCGCTGGAGGAAAAGGTCAGGCGCAAAAATCAAACGCTCATTAAGCAGCTTTTCCCAGAGACCGGACCGTACCGGCGTGAGTTGTATCCGAAGCACATGGAGTTTTTCCGGGCCAGCTCTCAACATCGAGAGGTCTTGTTTCTTGCGGCAAATCGTGTTGGAAAAACTGTCGCAGGCGGCGTCCATTTGGCTTATCACATGACCGGAGACTACCCCGATTGGTGGGAAGGTCGAAGGTTTGACCGCCCAGTTCAATGCCTTGCCGCAGGCGACACCAGCACAACCACCCGCGACATCATCCAGAACAAACTGCTCGGCGGTCTTTGGGGTACTCCAGAGTTCGGTTCCGGCCTGCTGCCTGGCGATAAGCTGGGCAAGCCGACACCCGCACGAGGCGTTGCCAACCTCTACGAAGGAATTACCGTCGAGCACATAAGCGGCGGCACCAGTCGCTTGATGCTGCGCAGCTATGAGCAAGGTCGAAAAAATCTTCCAAGGTACAGAGCAGGATTTTGTGTGGATGGATGAAGAGGTGCCCAAGGACGTGTACGACGAGGCGCTGATACGAACCATGACCACGCGAGGGCTGGTAATAATGACCTTCACGCCGCTGTCCGGCCTGACCCCGCTGGTTGTCGATTTTCTGGAAGCCAAACACGAACAGGTGCCTTTATGAAGTTTCAAGCCGCATTCAGCTACCTCAAGCGCGGACACGCCATTACGCTGCCCGAATGGGGCGGCTACTGGGCGTGGGATGAAGCCGGCAAAACGATCCTTATGCACCTTCGTAGCGGCGACGTGATGGACATTCGCGAGAGCCCGGATATGGATTACACGCTGTCGTTCACATTCCGAGACGACTGGAAGCTGGAAGCAGCCCCGGAAGCGACCGAACACGGGAAGGCTGCAGAATGAACACAATCCAACGACCAGAACAAAGTAAACGCGCCGGCGGAGAGTTGTAACCCCGCAGTGCGGGACAAGATCGTCGCAATGGTCGCTGAAAAGGACATTAAGCAGGGCATGATTTCCCTGGGCATTGCTCGACATCTGTACCCGAAGGCCAAAACAGGCGATGAGATGGACGTCGCTGGCGCTAAGTTTTTGGTGGGTAATTGAGCCGATACGTCGTTCAGGCAGGTTGGAGTCATGTTCCCCATATAAAACAGCAAGATATAGACGATATGGCCAAAAGCATCAGTCCTCACCAACTCGACGCACGAATGAACGGTAACCCCAGCCTCGGCGCTGGCGCAATCTATCCGGTCCCCGAAGAAGACTTCGTTATTGACCCATTTCAAATCCCGCCCTGGTTCCCGCGCATGTACGGGCTGGACGTAGGCTGGAAGAAAACGGCTGCAATCTGGCTGGCCCACGACCGCGATACCGACATTGTGTACGCCTACTCGGAGCACTACCGGGGCCAGGCCGAAGCGCCCATACACGCCAAAGGCATTCGATTGCGAGGTGACTGGATACCCGGCGTGATCGACACCGCGGCTCGTGGCCGCTCACAGGTAGACGGTAAGACGCTGTGGAAGCTGTACGAAGACGAGGGCCTGATCCTTCACAAAGCAAACAAGGCCGTGGAAGCAGGGCTGATGGAAGTGCTAGACCGACTATCAACGGGCCGACTCAAGATATTCAGCACACTGCAGCACACGCTGGGCGAGCTTAGGCTGTATCGACGTGATGAGAAGGGCCGGATCGTGAAAGAGAACGACCACTGCCTGCACCCTGACACGCTGGTAATAACCTCTGAAGGAAAGCAAAAGATCAGGGATATGGTCGGCACCAAGGGTAAGGTTTTAACGATTGGCGGAAAGTGGACCGACTACAACAACTGCCGCTTGACGGCTACTGACCAAGAGACGGTAACAGTAATCTTTGAGGACGGGGCCAAGGTGATCTGCACTCCAGACCATCTGTTTTTAACAGCCGACGGATGGGTGGAGGCAAGGGATTTATCGGGTAAGTTTTGCTATAATGCAGTATCGCAAAGCATCAAAGGTAAATCACAATGCAAGTCAACGTCTTATCAGGCACCGCTCAAGAATTTGAAGGGACTCGTTACTACCTATGCGGGAAGTATTACCAGCGCGATGGCGTCCGCCTTCACCGGACTGTTTGGCGGGCGGCTAACGGGCAAGAAATACCGGACGGCTGGCACGTTCATCATATCGACCATGATCGAGGGAACAACCAGCCGGAGAACCTTGAGCTTGTCGAGGCCGGGAAACACCTTAGCCATCACCACAAGGGCCATGGACGGGGGTTTTCAGATAAGGCCGTCGAAGGGGCAAAAGCCTGGCATAGGAGTGAAGCCGGCTGGCGCTGGCACAAACAGCACTATGAAAACAACAGGCACAAGTTGTATCAGATTGCTAATTACGTTTGTGAACAGTGTGGCTCACCTTTTCAGTCAAACAAAAAGTTCACTAACAGGTTTTGCTCTAACAAGTGCAAGTCAGCGTGGCGAAGGGCGTCAGGCGTTGATAATGAAGCAAGGAGCTGCAAGATTTGTCAGGCCCAATTTGAGATCGACCGATACTCAAAAACAAGACATGCTCAAAGCTTTGCTCTAACGAAAGTTTGTCGCGTTCAAAGCGCAAGCAAGAGTGATGTGTATTGCCTGACGGTGCCTGAAACCGAGGCGTTCGCTGTAGAGAGCGGGGTGGTGGTTCATAACTGTATGGACGCACTTCGCTACGGAATTTTGAAGATAAACACCGCCATTACCCGCCCCGCACAACAGTCCATCAACAGCTACCTACCCGGCGACCCGACCGCAGGATATTAATATGCAAGACGACCAGGCGACACCGGACGATTCGGACGAAGATCAGATTCGGCAGGAAGAAAACCTGAACATGCTGGGCTCCAAGCTCGACCGTCTGGCACAAGAGCAAGTGGCCGCACGCCAGATGATCGAAACCCGTTGGCTTGCGGATCTGCGCCAGTACCACGGCGAGTACACGTCCGACGAAACCAAGCGGATGATTGACAACAGCAGCTCCCAGGTGTTCGTCAACATCACGCGCAACAAGACCCGCGCCGGCATTGCTCGCATGGGTGACATGCTCCTGCCGAACGATGACACCAACTTTGGCGTAAAGAGCACACCCGTTCCAGCGATGAGCGCGACCAACGGCGCACCGATGCAAGCTGATATGCAGCAGCAGGGCCAACCAATGCCAGAGCCGGGCATGGACCCCGCGATGCAGCCCGGGATGGATCAGGGCATGCAGCAGCAGGCGCCGGACCCGGAAGCACAAAAGAAGGACGCCAAAAAGCAGGCCGACGAAGCCGCCCGCCACATGCAGCAGCAGATCGAGGATGACTTTGCAGAGGCCAATTACAACGCCCACGCCCGCGACGTTATCGAGGACGCCTGCAAGGTCGGTACCGGAATCCTCAAAGGCCCGAAAGTCGTGAACCGCACCCGGCGGGCCTGGATCACTGACCCGGAAACCGGTCAGAGCACGATTGAGGTACAGAACGAGCTGCGCGCCGGACTTGAGCGGGTAGACCCTTGGGATGCGTTCCCCGATATGTCCGCTGCCAGCGCAGAAGAGGCCGAGTTCTGGTTTGAGCGTAAGCTCCTTAATCGCAAACAGCTGCGCGAACTGGCTGATTTGCCGGGCGTCATTAAAGGCCAGCTGCGCCGAGCTCTGGAAGACGATGGCGGCCATCAGATCGCACAGGACCGCCGCCAGGAGCTGCGCGCTATCACAGGTGTGGATACGGTCACCAACGGCAAAAAGTACGAGCTGTGGGAATACTGGGGGCCGCTGGACAAGGATGAACTGAAGGCGTGTGGCTGCGAAGACATCGACGATGACGTGCTGGTTGAATACACCGGCTGCGTGCTAATGGTCGGCGGCCACGTCATTAAAGCCGCTATCAACCCGCTGGAATCCGGCGACTTACCGTACAGCGTATTCAACTGGGAAAAAGATGACTCCAGCATCTTCGGCTTTGGTATCCCGTATCTGATGCGCCAGCCGCAAAAAGTGGTCAACGCCTCGTGGCGCATGATGATGGACAACGCCGCGGTGTCAGCAGGCCCGCAAATCGTGATGAAAAAGCGCGCGGTTGTGCCACAAGACGGAAACTGGGCGATCCGGCCCAACAAGGTGTGGCTCGACACCGGCGACGAGCCTGTGGGCGACGCCTTCCAGTCCTACCAGATACAAAACAACCAGGCCGGACTGTTCGCAATCTTTGAAGCCGCCCAGAAGTTGGCCGACACCGAAACCAACCTGCCGATTTTGCTGCAGGGTGAGGGCATGAGCTCCGGTGCAGGCGGAAAGACCTTCGGCGGCATGCAGATGCTGATGAACAACTCCAACATCGTGCTGCGGTCCGCGGTCAAGAACTTCGACGACGGCGTTACAGCGCCTACTGTTCGCCGCTTCTACGACTACCACATGATGTACACCGACCGCCCGGAGATAAAAGGCGACTTCGACATCGTTGCCCGCGGCACATCTGTGTTGATTGCCCGTGAAGAGCAGCAGGAAAAGCTGATGATGCTGTCCCAGGTCGCTGCACAGAACCCCATCTTCGCCGAGCTGACCAACTGGGCCGGGCTATACCGCGAGATCCTGCGCACGATGCAGGTGCAGGTCGATACCGTCACGTACACCGACGAAGAAATGAAAACGCGGAAAGCCGAGCAGGGCGACGAGCCGAGCCCCGAAGATCAAATGGCCATGCTTGAGATGGAGATCAAGAAAGCAGGGCACCAACTCGCCACACAGCGATTGCAGTCTGACGTGGACCAAAGGAGTGGGAGCGGGAATACAAAGCTGCCCAGCTGCAGAGTGAGCAAGAGTACCAGCGCGCAGGGCTCGCGCTGAAAGAAGGCATCACCATGGCGCAACTGGAGGCCAAAGTAGGCCTTGAAAGCCAGAGTTTGGAGGTAAAAATGCGCGAAACCGCTGCCAAGATCCAGGCGGACCGCGATCAAAAGGCCGCCGAGCTCAGTGAGCGCCAGAACGACCGCCTGGCAAGGCAGGAGAATATGGCCAATGGCTGGGATAGCTACTGATGGCCATTGATAAGCACGCCGACACATGGCGAGACATTGAGCAGTGGCTGCAGGAACGCCGTGAAAACAGCGTCCTGTCCCTGATTAATGGCTCAACCAAAAACGACAAATTGCGCGGCGAAATCCGCGTGATTGACGATTTACTCGCACACGCGAGCGAAGAACTGGAGCCGGGCAACCAGCCGAATCCAAGTTACTAACCCCAGCCGTTCGGGAGAACCGCTATGACAGACCAGCCGCTAAACAAGCCGCAGGATGATGACTCCATCGCCAGCGAAGATCAGGATTTTGAAAGCGCCTTTGAGGAATATTCAAAATCATCAACGCCTGCCGATGAGCGCGACGAATACGACCGCAACGCGGAACCTGACGACGACGCGGAAGAAGGCGATCAACCTGACGATCTGTCCCAAAAACTGAAAACCCTTGAAACCGAAAACGAGCGCCTTCGCCACTCCGACGCCTCACAGCGCGGACGCCTGGGCGCCTATCAACGGCAGATCAACGAGCACCAGCGTAAAGCGAAAGAGCTTGAAGCTGCCAAAGCCACCAACCAGAACGGAGAGACTCAAGACGACGACCAGCAGCGCCAGGGTATGGCGGACTCCATGGGAGTTGATGACTGGAAGGAGTTTAAAGAGGACTTCCCCGATATGGCCCGCGCCTTCGAGTCTCGTCTCAAAGCAGACCAGGCAAAGCAGGCGCAATTACAACAGGAAGTCGCAGAACTGCGATCAACTGTGCAGCCCATGCAAGAGCAGGCCCATCAGCAGCAACTTCAGTCAGAGTACGTCCGCCTAGATAGCCGACATACCGATTGGCGAGAAGTGGTCAATGCGCCCGAATTTGATACATGGCTCAAAACTCAGAACCCCACCATTCAAGCCTTAGCAGGGTCTGAAAGCGCCGACGATGCGTCCGCGTTACTGGATTTCTACAAGGGAACGTCTGGAGCGGGCGATGAAAACAGCCGTGCCCCAAAGCACGACAAGCGAAAAGCCCGACTGGAAAACGCCCAGACCGTCAGCCGCCGTGGCGCGGCGACACGCGGTGGAGCCCCAGAAGAGTTTGACGCGGCCTTTGAACACTACGCCGCGAAAAAGAAAGCGCGGTAACTCAAAAATTTGATTGGAGTTAATTATCATGACTATCACTAGCTACGGCGATATTTCCCAGCGTACTGCAGCATACGCAGCTACCGAAATGCTCTCTCACGCAGAGCCCATTCTTGTTCTGTCCAAGTTCGGCCAGTCCAAGCCCTTGCCCAAGAACAAAGCGGACACCGTCAAATTCCGTCGGCCCGTACCGTTCGCGAACGTCACTGTGGCCATGAGCGAGGGTGTTACACCGTCTTCGCAGCAGATGGCTTACGAAGACGTGACCGTTCAGATCAAGCAGTGGGGCGCCTGGACCGAGATCACCGACGTAATCCAAGACCTGGCCGAAGACCCCGTTCTTTCCGATGCGTCGATGCTGTGCGGTGAACAAGCGGCAGAAACCATCGAGTATCAGACCTGGGGCGCCATTCGTGCGGGTACCAACGTGCTCTTCGCCAATGGCACCCAGCGCAGCGAGGTCAACTCCGTCTACAGCCTGGACAAGCAACGTGCT